CCAGTGGGACGCCCGCGAAGCCCAACTGCTGGCCCAGATCGGAAAGGCGCCGCCGGTGTCTCATGGCCATCCCGCCGCCCCAATCCACGCGCCACCACCCGGCCCAATTGCATTGGACCCCCGTGGCACCCCCTCCCGCCCGCGCCGCCGTGGCGCGGTCATCGACCCTACCTGACGGAGCCGACCGTGGCCGACGACGCCAAAGCAGACGAATACCTGGAGCAACTGCGCGAAGGGTTCCATAGCCAGATCCTCAATGCCGTCCGCGATCTGCCAGCCCATCAGGCGCTGCAGCTGGCCGACAACCTGTGCACCATCCAGCTCAACGTGCTGGCCGGCCTGCGCGTGACCTACCGTGCGGCGGCGAAGGTGGACGCCGGTCAGGTCGTGGAGGACTGGCGCCGCGGCCTGTCCCTCCAGGAGATCATGCGCAAGCACGGGATCAGCCGGTCGGCGGCCTACAAGCACCATCCGGGGCGGAGTTCCGAGCCGCGCCGGGCCGGGTGAAAAAGTCCACGAAAATCCCTGACTGTGGACTCGACCTTGTATAGCTTGGGTCTCCATGTCGACCACCCAAGAACGACTGGACCTCTATCTGGCCGCCGAGAGCAAGGTTCTCGCCGGCCAGAGCGTGCGCCTCAATGAGCGCCAGGTGACCCTGGCCGACCTGGCCGAAATCCGCAAGGCCATTGCCCAGCTCCGCAGCGAGCTGGCCGCAGAGCAGATCAAGGCCCCGGCCCGCGGCAGCCTGCGCTACCGCACAGCGGTGTTCGGCGGATGAAGGCCGCCCCGGCCCCTCGCGGAAACGTGCTCGAGCGCGGCATCGCCCTGTTCGCGCCGCGCTACGCCGCAAAGCGCATGTTCGCCCGCCAGGTGCTGGGCATGTACGAAGGCGGGCGCAGCACCAAGCGCCGCAAGAAGTCACGCGACAACAGCACCGGCGAGAAGCTGGTCGCCCGCGACGCCGCCACCGTCCGCGCCACCGTCCGCAACCTGGAGCGCAACTACGACCTGGTCGATGGTGCGCTGACCACCCTCACCCGCAACATCATCGGCCCGGCCGGCATCAGCATCGAGCCGACCCCGCGCAACGGCACCTCTGGCGCCAACTACGACGACATCGACGACGATTTCGCCCGCCAGCTGCTCAACCTGTGGCGGGAGTGGTCCGTCCTGCCGGAGGTCACCCGCACGCTGAACTGGGTGCAGACCCAGGAGCTGGCCTGCCGGTCCTGGCTGCGTGACGGCGAGGTGTTTGCCCAGGTCGTGGAAGGCAATGGCACCTTCATCCGTCACTCCAGCAAGGTTCCGTTGTCGTTGGAGCTGCTGGAGGCCGACGTGGTGCCGCTCGACTACGAGCGCGACACGCCCACCGTTTGCGCCGGCATCGAGCGCAACGAATGGGGCCAGCCGCTGGCTTACTGGTGCCACAAGAAGCACCCGGGCAATGGCTACGCCTTCGTCGACGGCGGCGCCGACCTCAAGCGAGTGCCGGCCGAGCGGATGCTTCATGTGGCGGTGCGCCGCCGCCTGTCCGGCCTGCGCGGCATCAGCCTGTTCGCGCCGGCCATCGATCGCCTGCTCGACATCAAGGACTACGAAGAGTCCGAGCGCATCGCTGCGCGGATCGCCGCGCGGATGGCCTGGTACATCAAGCGCGACAAGGAACTCGCGGAGAACTGGACGCCGCAGGTGGACGAAAACGGCAACCCGGTTGACCGCGACTTCACCCTGGAGGCGGGCGCCATCTTCACCGACACCGCGCCGGGTGAAGAGATCGAGATGATCAACGCCAACCGCCCGAACACCGCGCTGGAGCAGTTCCGCTCGGCCATGATGCGCGCCGTCTCGCGCTGCCTGGGGCTGAGCTATTCCAGCCTGTCCGGCGACTACGACGGCACCTACAGCGCCCAGCGCCAGGAGCTGGTCGAGGCCTACGACGGCTACCGGATGATGACCGCCACCTTCGTGGCGCGCTTCGTGCAGCCGGTGTGGGAGCGCTTCGTCACGCTGGCCATCGCCTCCGGCCAGGTCAAGGTGCCGGCCCACGTCAACCCGGCCACCGTGGCCCAGGCGGTATTCCGCGGCCCGAAGATGCCCTGGATCGACCCCCAGCGCGAAGCGAACGGCATCAAGGGCCTGTTCGAGGCTGGCGTGGAATCCCGCACCGCCGTCATCGCAGAGCGTGGCGGCCGCGTCCAGGACAAGTTCGAGGAGATCGCCCGCGAGCGCCGCTTGGCCGATGAGCTTGGCATCCCGCTCGACGGCGCCACCACTTCCATCGCCCCGCCGCCCGGCAACGAGGACGAGGACACCGACCCGCGCCGTACGCGCCAGCGCCAGGCGCGTTTCCGCGTCGTGCGCTCCACCGGAGACATGAACTGATGAAACCCGCATTGTTCTCGGCCGCCCTCGCGGCGTGCATCGGCCCGCAGGCCAGCCCGCGTTCCCCGCAGGACCGCCCGCACATCGAGCCGCGCATGGAGCTGCGCCCGGTCGCCGACGCCGCCGACACCTACGAGCTGCTGATCTACGGCGACATCGGCGACAGCTGGTGGGGCGAGTCGGTCAGCGCCCAATCCGTGGCCGAGCAGCTCAACGGCCTGGACGCCACCGTGGCCACCATCAACGTGCGCATCAACAGCTATGGCGGCAGCGTCGCCGACGGCCTGGCCATCTACAACGCGCTCAAGCGGCACAAGGCCACCAAGGCGGTGACCATCGACGGCGTGGCCATGTCCAGCGCCTCGCTGATCGCCATGGCCGGCGACACCGTGTCCATGCCGCCCACCTCGATCCTGATGATCCATGCGCCCTGGGGCGGCTGCTACGGCAACGCGGTGGAGATGCGCCAGTACGCCGACGTGCTGGACAAGTTCAGCGAATCCATGGCCGATGCCTACGTCAAGAAGTCCGGCAAGGGCAAGGACGACATCCTGGCGCTGCTAAAGGATGGCGAGGACCACTACTACACCGGCGAGGAAGCCGTTGCCGAGGGCTTTGCCGATGCCGTTGACGAAGGCGACGGCGGCAACGACACCCCCGACGAAAACGCCCGCGCCTACGCCAACGAGCTGCTGGCCCGCATCAGCGCCCGCGGCGCCCCGGCCAAGTACGCCGGCCTGGTAGTCACCGCCGCATTGCGCGGGGCGCCGCGGGCCGCGACCGCGTCCGCCGCGCCCACCGCCGCGCCCGCCGCCCAGCCCCAAACCATCAAGGTCACCGTCGATGCCAGTGCGGTGCGTGCCGCCCTGGCCGATGCCCTGGCCGACCTGAATCCGCCGGCCTCTCCGGCCGCGTCCACCCCGCCGGCGGATGCCGGTAATCCCTCTGGAGATACCACCATGCTCACCCCGGAACAGAAGAAGGCGCTGGCGCAGCGCCGTGACGCCATCCGCGCGGCGTTCTCGCCGTTCGCCACCCGCGCCGACCTTGACCAGGCCGCCCTGGCCACCCTGCAGCGCGAGTGCGAAGACGACACCGACCTGACCGTCGAGGCCGCCGGCCAGAAGCTGCTGGCGTTCCTGGGCGCCAATACCACGCCGACCGCCACCGGCTCGCGCGTGGATGCCGGCAACCTGGACGAAACCGCCACCTACCGCGGCGGCGCCATCACCGCCGTCCTGCACCGGTCCAACCCGGGCGCCCACAAGATGGACGAACCGGCCAACCAGTTCCGCGGCTTCGACCTGGTGGACCTGGCCCGCGACTGTGCCGAGCGTGCCGGCCAGCGCACCCGCGGCATGAGCAAGCAGCAGATCGCCGTGCTGGCGCTGCAGTCCACCACCGACTTCCCGAACATCCTCGAGAACGTCATCACCAAGACCCTGCGCGCCGGCTACTCCGCCGCCGCCCGCACCTTCGTCCCGTTCTCGCGCCAGGCCACCCTGCCGGACTTCAAGCAGGTCAGCCGCACCCAGATCGGCGGCGCCCCGGACCTCAAGCGCGTCCTGGAAGGTGCCGAGTACGAGTACGGCTCCATCGGCGACGGCGCCGAGAAGTACGCCGTCCAGAAGTACGGCCGGATCGTCCACATCACCTGGGAAACGATCATCAACGATGACCTGGACGCGCTCACCCGCATCCCGCAGGCCTTCGGCGCCAGCGCCGCGGAGCTGGAGTCGGACATCGTCTACGCCATCCTCACCGGCAACCCGAACATGGCCGACGGCAAAGCCCTGTTCCACGCCAGCCACGGCAACCTGGGCACGCCCACCGCCCTGTCTGCCGCGCTCAACCCGGCCGTGGCCAACCCCATTGCCGAGATGCGCAAGCTGATGACCCTGCAGAAGGGCATCGAGGGCCGCTACATCACCGTGCGCCCGCGCTACCTGGTGGTGCCGCCGTCGCTGGAAGAGGCCGCGCTCAAGATCACCAGCGCCAACTTCGTGGCCAGCAAGGGCGTGGACCAGAACGTGTTCGGCCCGTCGCTCATCCCGATCAGCGAGCCGCGCCTGGAAGATGCCAGCACCACCGCCTGGTTCGCCTCGGCCGAGCCGAACACGATCGACACGATCGAGTACGCCTACCTCGAAGGCCACGATGGCGTCTTCACCGAGACGCGCAACGGATTCGAAGTGGATGGCCTGGCGGTGAAGTGCCGCCACGTGTTCGGTGCCAAGGCCATCGACTGGCGCGGCCTGTTCAAGAACGCCGGCGCCTGATCGCCGCAGGGCGCGGCCACGCCGCGCCCTGACCTGCCTACTTCCCTGGAGCCAAGACCATGAACAACGCTTTCTCCGATGGCAACACCATCACCATCACCGGTCCGGCCACCGCCGGCGTGCCGGTGATCGCCGGCACCGTCCTTGCGGTCCCCGTCGCCACGTTGGCCAGCGGCGAGTCTGGCGCCGCGATCATCGACGGCACCGCCTTCGTCCTGCCCAAGCTGTCCACGGCCGTCGTGGCCCAGGGCGCAAAGCTGATCTGGGACGTGAGCGCCTCCCAGGTGATCGTCGCATCGGCGGCCACCGGCGACCTCAACAACTTCGGCGTGGCCATGGCGGCCGCGGGCAATGGCGCCACCTCGGTGGTCGCCAAGCTCACGCCCGGCGTGGCCGCCCTGCAGGCCTGACCGTAACCGCCCCGCCGCCGTCGCCACTCCGCGTGGTGCCGGCGGCGGCCGGCAATTCCGAGGCCGTGACCATGGCCAGAGCACTCAAGGGACCACCGGTGAAAGACCAGATCACCACCGACCTGCTGACCGCCGGGGCCAAGATCGCCCCGCCCGCAGCGGTGGCCTTCGCCAGCGGCGTCGGCGCCATCAGTCCGCACACCATCCTGGTGTGGCTGACGATCGTCTACACGCTCTCCCTGCTGATGACCAACGTCGTCAAGAACTGGGGCATGTGGCTGGAGTGGTGGGACAAGCG